AAGCCCCGGTGCCGATGCCAGATGACGGTAAGATTTACGGGTGGGATGAAGATACAACATCTTGGGTTGAGATAGAAACAAGCGCAAAATAGTAAAGGTTTAGAAAATGGTAGACCCAGCATCTTACATAACAACCAAAATAGTTAGTGCAGTCGGTGGCCTTGTTGGGGGGTTTACCATGATGTCGTATATAAAACCAAAGACGATTAACGAGGCGTTTACACGCGGCGCTGTCTCTTGTGGTTCTGCAATTATATTTGCTGTCCCTATCATGCAAATGTTTACTGCCAGTGAAAACTGGCAGATGCAGCTTATGTTTGGCGCTTTAGTTGGTTTTGTGAGTTATTCGGTTCTAGGTGCAACAGCACGGTTTTTTGAGAAAACACAAGAAAACGACATTGTTGAGATTGTAGATAAAGTGCGTGGCAAAAATGCGGGTAAAGATAGAACGTCTGGAAAGTAGTGATCACGGTACGTTTGGTCGTATATTATTTAACGACAACGTACTGTTTTCTGGTGAGCTACCAGATCGAAATAATCAAAGAAACATAAGCTGTATTCCGACAGGAATATATCAAGTTGATTGGACATACTCGCCTACGTTTAAACGCTTCATGTACTTGGTTCGGGATGTACCAGACAGGTCAGGCATCAGAATACACAGCGCAAATCTTATGGGCGACAAGTCGTGCAATATGCGCTCACAGCTTTATGGCTGCATAGCACTAGGAGAAAAGCTAGGCCACATGGATGGACAGAAAGCGGTCATGCTTTCTCGACCGGCTGTAGCCAAACTAGAAACAGGCATGAAGCGTAAATCATTTGAATTGGAGATAAAGAATGCTGGGCTTTCTTGGTAGCATTTTTTCTGGCGGTGTAACTGGACTTTTAGGCGTTGCTTTCCAACGCTTCTTTGACTTCTTAAAGATCAAGCAAGAGCTTGAAATGAAGAAAGCAGAGTTTGGACATGAAGCCAACATGAAGCGTATTGACGGTGAGTTAATGGCGCAGGAGTGGGCGGCTCGTACTCAAGTGGCAGAAGTAGAGGCTGAAGGCAAGAGGGCTAAAGCAGCCGAAGAATCCTTCTCCCAGTCGTTTGCTCTTGAGCCGAAGCAATACAGCACAAAAGCTACGATCAGCCCTACTGCCAGTTTTATGCTTGTTACGTTGGACTTTATACGCGGTCTGGTGCGACCAGGGCTAACCATCTATCTTTGTGTCATCACGACTATGATGTACCTTGAAGCCAAGGTCATTATAGCTGGAGCAAGCACTTTAATCAGCGCAGAACAAGCCATCACGGTTTACAATATAATTGTGACAACGGTTCTGTACCTCACAACCACTTGCGTGCTGTGGTGGTTCGGCACACGCAACAGTCAAAAACCACCAAGAGGAGTAAAGTAAAATGGAAAATCTAAAGACCTGGGTTAACGGCATCCCACACTTGTTTGATCTTTACCAAAAAGAGATGACGGTGATCGTAACAGCGTCAGCTTTAGCCGGGTTTATTGTGGGGCTTATTCTCTAGGCTAAACTTCATGTAATCGACGTAATCGTCCAGGCGTATAACTATGCGCCAGGGCTGTTTGTTTTGGCGAAAAGCCACTACCGGCACTTCGCCTTCTTCTGTGCATTCTTCTATCTGCCTGACCCATTGAGGTATCGCCAGGGTTTCCCTACGCTTCACCTCAATTCGGAATTGGCCTACTTGTAGATCGTCACCACCCTCACGCGCTTGGTCTAGCTTACGCTTAATCTCAATGCCAAGCGCGTCAGACAGGTACGCAGCAAGCTCTCTCTCTGCCTGTGCGCCTTTGTTTCTGCTCATCTTACCAGTCATTAAAACGGTATCTCGTCGTCTATGATAGCGTCTTGTGACACCACTCTTTTTTTACGTTTAGGCGCTTTCTTGATCTTTTTTATATCGCCGCCAGCAGTAGAGACTATTCGCGTAACCTCTGCGCCGGGGAAAGCATCTTTTATCTCTGCAACTGTACCTTCTCCAAGAGAGTCTGGCGGCATCTTCTGTAGCTCGGTTGATCTAAAGTTTGCGCTTCCGTTCTTAAATGTTTTTTTGGTTTCTTTATGCTCGTACTCAACCCAATCATCACTAGCGTCTACAGGATTAGCGTATGGAATTAACGGTGGGATATATATGTGTTCTTGACAGCCAATCTCCTGAGTCGCCGCGTTTATGTCTGTATCAAACTTTCCGCACTGCCATTGACCTTCAGCCACAGGCGTAGAATGACAGCACGTTCTACAGTTCGCCTCTGCCACTTCTTCGCCATGACAAAGAGTCTTAAAGTCACAGAACCGGCACTCCCACCAATCTGCACTTTCGCTAACTCTTAGCGGTGGTTCGGTTGCAGAAATAATTTTCTCTGCACGTTGGCTTAGTCTGGAAAAAGCGGTCGTATCAAACTTTACCCACTCTGTATAAATATCGTCAGTGTCTTTGTTGACAGCAAAGTACATGGCCCGCGTTAAATCCATCAGCCCCATGTACACTTGCATCTGGGCGTAATGCCGTGGCTTAGACTCAAGCACGCCCTTCTTTTCAAGCTGTTTAAACGACTTGGAATTATGCGTCTTGGCTTCGAGGACTGCCCAGGTTTTAAGTGCTTCTGGGAATCCTTTAGCTACGCCGTCAACGCTTCCGCCAAAGTGACCGGACTTATCAAAACATCTGATCTGACTGCCCTTTTCGTCATGCGTGTGCAGCACAACGCCAATGCCTTTTAGTTCTTTGGCAATTCTGATTTCTTCTAAGTTACCTGTTTCAAACAGGCGCAGTATCCGGCCAGGAAAGTCTGCCTGTTTGGCCCAGCGGAATGTGAGCCATAAATATCGGTCACAAGAATGCCCGATAACCGACGCTCCTAGATGTGGGCGGTAGGGTCTGCTCTTTTTTGTATACCAATCATATATTTTCTGAGCAGTGGAGTGCTGGCTATCGGGCATCTGTGACAAGGCTATTTCTCCCAGGGCTTCTTGTTATTACTGGCAGGAGTAGCCTCGACAGCAGCAGGGGCAGCAGCAGAGCCGCCTATGCTGTTGTACGCAATAATTCTGTTGCGTGTTGGGTCTTTGCGATCAATGTCAACGGCCACTGACATAGGAATGTCGTGTAGCTGCTCTGTATTAGCCAGCTTGCTACCCATATCCATACCAACAGCTTGACACAAACCAGTAAGCTGGCGACGTGCAATTTCTTCAGCCTGTTTATTAGGGTTGCTTACATTAAGCCTGTCCCACAAGCGGCGACCACTGTGTTCGCCATCTACTACCTGTAGCACAACTTCGATGTACTCGCCGGTCCCAGCCTTGGTTGTCTTAATGCCGGTTTCAATGACAATGCATTGATAGTCACCGCGCTCTAGTGGTTCGTATGACTTCGCGGGTGAAGGCGCAAAGCCTTCTTCTAGTTCAAAAGAAAATTCTGGCATCTTATTTATCCTTCATTGTTTGCGTGATTGCAGTTTCAAAAGCATCCCACTGCATAGGGATTGTGTCTGGCAATTTATATCTATTCTTTGCCATGTATGCCGGTCTTTCACTGGTATGCAACAACCGTTCACCAGTGCTAATGCCTCTGGCAACTTGCTTGTTAAACCCAATGTCGTCTTTTTTTACAAGAGTCTTATAGTTCGCAAAGAACACAGCGTCACACCACTCGCGGATTAATGAGTTAGACCGCTCTTGTAGTTTGGGCTGGTAACGGTCATACGGCTCTGTCTCTGGTGAGTCGAACCGCTTAATCGTAGTGTGCGCGATTAGTATAACGCTCATACCTTTGTCGTTACGCAGGGCGTTTAAACCGCCTAACAGATCGCGCCACATCTCGGCTGAGATAACAGCACCTTTGCCATACGCTAAGTCTTTAGCGTCATGCGTTGACTCAACCTGTCTCCAGATCATGTTCTCGCACCAATCTAGGCTGTCTAATACAACAGTGCTGTACTTGTGATCTTCTTTGTACAAGCTGGCAACAGAGTCCATAACGTCAGAGAATTTTTCCGCTAATGGAAAGTGATCTACCGTTAAGTTGCCCAAGCCATCTTCGGTTGGAATGAAAATTGGCTTTGGTGTCCCAGCGGCAAATGTCGTCTTGCCGATACCCTCCACACCGTAGAGCATAACTCTCGGTGGTCCGCTTAGTTTATTTTTCTGAATGCTTTTTAAATTAAAAGACATCGTTTGCTCCTGTTTGTTGTTGTTAAGGCCGATGAAGCTACTACCCCTGTTGCCACAAAGTCAAAAGTCAACACTATATTTGTTCATCTTTTGGGTTGATAGATTTTTGGTGTTCATGTACCTATAACGCCCCTCAAAGGAGATCATTATGTACATCAAGCACAAAAAAGAACCGGCCTACTCAATCGTTAATAAGATTGGTGGGGTTCGGGCAACGGCTCGCGTACTAGACATAGCGCCTTCCGCAGTCACACGCTGGCTTAGTGCCAGCGGGGTAATACCGCAACGACACTTTGGCGCGATATTGTTGCACGCAAAGAAACAGAAGTTGGGGATTGAGATTAACGATTTACTAACGCTGTAGGTGCCACATGAACAACGCGAAGTTTTTAGAAAGTCTAAGCGGCGAAATCATTGACGGACAATATCTCTGGGTTAATGCGTTCGCAACCAGCCCTGATAACGCACAGTGGTCAGGTCGATCTTA